TGTTAGTATCTGCCGTATGATCAAGGATGAAATTAGAGAAGATCAGATAGTAGGCGGAATGACAAACATTTATAATCCATCTATTACTCAAAGACTTAATAACCTTGTTGAGAAAACACAAACAGAAGTAATAGAGCAGCCTTTATTCCCAAATGAATAGAATTAAAAAACATATTCCATATTCAAAAGTAGGTGACATCGCTAAAATAGGTTATCTGTATTATCAATGTATTGATGTTGATTTATGGCAAATAACTGAAAACCAAAAATATAATTTCTAAATGTTCATAAGAACAACTGCGATAAACAAAATACTCAAACTTAATAAGTTTATACGTGGTGTTCAAGGTGGCACTAGTGCAGGAAAGACTTACGCAATACTCCCCATCCTTATAGACATAGCTGCAAAAAATAAACAGACTGATATATCAGTAGTCAGCGAATCAATACCACATCTTAAACGTGGTTGTATTAAAGACTTTAAAAAGATAATGGTTGATACAGGGCGTTGGGTTGATGGTCGATGGAACGCCTCAGACTTTAAATACAACTTTGCAAATGGTTCACAGATTGAGTTCTTTAGTGCCGATAGTGATGCAAAATTAAGAGGTGCAAGGCGTGACTGGCTTTATATGAACGAGTGCAACAACATTGTTTTCAATGCTTATAATGAGTTAGCAATGAGAACGAAAGAGGGTATATTTTTAGACTGGAATCCAACAAACTCATTTTGGTTTCACACCGAATTGCAACAAGATAGCAATGTTGACTTTCTTACTATTAACTACTTAGATAACGAGGCGTGTCCTGATAGTGCAAAAGACTTTATTATAAACGCTAAACGTAAGGCAGAAACTTCTACTTTTTGGGCGAATTGGTATAAGGTGTATGGGTTAGGTGAAATAGGCAGTTTGCAAGGTACTATCTTTAATTTTGTTCAATGTGATGATATACCAGCACAGGCTCAACTAATAGCCTATGGGATTGACTTTGGTTTTACAAATGACCCTACTGCAATGGTAGCAGTTTATAGATACGATAAAGAACTTTACATTGATGAGTTGATTTATGAAACTAAACTTACTAATCAACAACTAGTACAACGATTTAATGAGTTAGGTATTAAAAAAGAATATCAAATAATCGCAGATAGTGCCGAACCTAAATCAATAGCTGAATTAAGAATAGGCGGCTACTCATCAACTATGCCGGCAAAAAAAGGGGCTGATAGCATAAAGGCATCAATCAACCTACTACAAAACTTTACTTTAAATGTAACCTCACAATCAACTAATGTAATTCGAGAATTGCGAAATTATAGATGGGATGAAAACAAAGATGGTAAACAACTTAACACACCTATTGATAAGTTTAACCATAGCATTGATGCAATCCGTTATGTGGCACTGAATAAAATAAACAAGGTTACTGGAGTTTACACTATCGGTTAATCAAACATTCACGTTAAAAATTAGTTATATACTTATGACTTTAAAGCAGTATCAAGTTTGCTATTCAATTAACGAAATAATCAAAGATGACATTGAAAGAATGGCAATGATTATTTGTGAATTGTGGAACAAGTCACCTGATGATGTTGATAATTTGACTAGAAAGCAGTTTGTTAAATACTGCGATAAGGTAGAAAAGATATTTGCAAAAGGTTTTAAAAAACCAATTTACTCATTTCGCAAATTGCAAACAGATGCAACTAAATTTACATTTGGGCAGTTTATAGAGATGCAGCATTGGTTGAAGAAGTCACCTATTGACAATTTGCATTTGGTAGCTGCAACAATAAGCAAGTCAAAAAAAGAACATGATGTTAAAGCAAACTACTTTTTAAATCATAATGCGAGTTATTGCGTTAATGATTGCCTTGCAGCTATTGATAGTTTGAATGTGTTAGTAAGCAAGTTTAAAGGGTTGTTTGAACTACCTGAGAATGATGCTGAAGATTTGCAGGAGTTTGACAAGCAAGAGAAACTAAACAAGCATCCTTTCATTGAAATAGATGGGTGGACTTATGCAGCTAGAGAGGTAGGCGAATGGCTGGGTTTAAATGTTCATCAAGCTTATGAGTTGGGAATTATGGAAGCATTGAACACACTAAGCACTTTGAAAAGGAAACAAGATTACGACAAGCAAATGAACAAGTAATGGCAGCAATTAACTTAGACTGGTTGGAAGATAGTGGAACTGCAAAGAGTGAATTTGTTGCAGTAGGCACGCAGGATAAACTAACACAATTAGCTGCTCAATATTCTATTGCTTTGGCTAAAAAGTTGGGTGATGTAGATGCAAGTAGTAGCGGAGAATTAGCAGATAGTATTCAACCTTTATCTATTCAGGTTAAGGAGAATATTTTTTACGTTGACATTGTAGCTGCTAAATATGCATCATTCATAGATGAGGGTGTAGATGGTTGGGCAAATAGTAGAGGTTCACGTTTTAAGTTTAAGACCAGGGGAGTTGATCCAAAAGGGGCAATGGTTAAAAGTGTTAAAGATTATTTAGTTCGTGAAAATAAAATATCACAATCTAAGTATGCGGTTTTAAATAAAAAAGGTAAGGTAAAAGATAGGCAAATACAAGCTGCGACAACTGTTGCCTATATGATTAAAAGAATGGGAATTAAAGCAACTCACTTTTGGCGAGATGCTACAACTGAATTTAGCAGCATAGTTGAGAAAGAGTTAGGAATGAGCGTAAAAATAGACATAATAAATAATTTTAAATAATGACTTTTGAAACAATACCAGATAATTATCAATCAGTAAATGACATATTAGTTTATGTTGTTTACGATGCTAATGCAGTAGACCCAACTAAATTAGATTATAAGTATGTGGCTGAGATATGGTGTGCAGGTGCAAAGGTTCACACTATGAGAACATACCCTAACCCTGTAAACAATAGAGGGATATTTGACACAGCTGCAATAATTAGAGAATCAATAACGCCATCACTAGCAACTGATTTAGGAACTGGAAAATGGTGGATTGATGTTCAAGTAAAGATTAGAGAAGAATACAATGGCACAGTTGGGGCTATAGTTGCAACATCTACATCAAAGAATTTCTTTAACACTTACAATGGTCGTGTTGATACATTGACAGCATTAAGCAGCTACACTAACAAAGTGCTAAGCAATAGACCTACTACTATCTATTTGCCGAGTGGTTGTGCTACTTTCTACATTCCATATTTCGCAGCAAGTACTTCAAGTTTCAATGTAACTATTAACGGAAGTACTACATCGGTAACTCCTGCAGCAGCAAACAGTTTAATAAATATCAATATTGCAAATAGCTTAACAGCAGATTATACAGTTGTCATCAATGGCGTTACTTATAATGTTGTAGTGTCTTGCAGTGGTTTATATGATAACTACATTGTTCACTTTCTAAATAAGTTTGGTGGTTTTGAATCAGTACTATTTAACAAGGTAAGTAAAAAGACTTTTGATATCGAACGCAAATCATTTCAACAGTTACCTTATCGAGTTAATAGTAGCGGAGTTGTTAGCATTAAATCATCAAACATTATGTATGAACAAAAGACAATGTTTGGCGTTAAGTTTAATGAAAAGTTAAGAGTATCAACAGACTTACTAAGCACAAATGAGTGGTACTGGTTAAGCGAATTAGTTTGCTCGCCTATGGCTTACATTCAACAATTAGGAAGTAGCACACTATACCCTATGGCAATAGCAGCTAATAACTACGAATTTAAACAAACATTAGTAGATGGGTTGCAGCAATTAACCTTAGATGTTGAATTTAATAATGGGTACAAAACACAATATAGATAATGATAGAGTTATTTGTAGAAAAATATAGTGTAGATGTTGATAAGTCATTTAGTGTAATGCTTACTATGGCTATTGATGACATCAAGGACTTTTCGGCTAAGAATACAACATTTAGCAAAACGATTATATTACCAGGGACTAATCGAAACAATGTTTTGTTTGGTAATTTATTCGATATTAATGCAGGTAATAACTATACAACTTCATCGCCTAATACTGGTATAAATTTCAATGCAAGTGTTTCAGCTAATGCAATAATGTTTGCAGATAATATTCAAGTGTTTAAAGGCACATTCAGAATATTAGAAGTAGTCATAGATAATGGAATGATTGAATATGAAGCTGTAATATTTGGCGAATTGGGTGGTTTTGTTTCAAAGTTAGGAGCAGCTAAATTGGAAGAGTTAGACTTTTCTGCTTATAATCATACTTACTCAATAGCTAATATAACGAACAGTTGGACTATTGGATCAACAATAAGTCATACTGCTGGAGTTGGTGGGCTTACATTTATTGGAAGCACATTGATTATTTATGGTTATACTGTTGCTAACGTTGGCGTAGGAGATACAATTACAATTACTGGAACTTCTAATAATGGAACATACACCATTAAAACAATTAGTGATGACGGAACAGATACAACAATTGTAATTACTACAACTTTTGCAGTAGGTCAAAACACTAGTGGTACTGTTGTATTTTCTTATAGAACCGGCACTGGTTATTATTACCCACTTATCGATTATGGTAATTACTCAACAGATAAGAAAGATTATAAAGTAGGAACTTTTAGACCAGCTTTATTTGTCAAAGAATACATTGACAAAATATTTTCAGGGACAGGTTATAGCTATACTTGTGATTTATTTAATACAAGAAGATTTAAAGGTTTAATTATACCTAACAATAAAAAAGAATTAACTAAAAAAAGTTCGTTACAATTAGATATTTCTTCTACAGTTGGGGCAACAATGACATTAGATAATCTTGTCACTCCTAATGGTTTTAAATTTGATGTGCAACCAACACTTGGAAATTTTGTTGCAGGTACTGGATACTATTTAAGACCTAATACTAAATTTACATATACAAGTGGAACTGCTGCAACTGGCGATATAAAGTTATTATTTGATATTGATTTTGACAATAGTTTAGGAAGTTTAGACGTTAAGATTAATTTAAAAAAGAATGGAACTAGAATAGATGCATTTGATAATATTTACATTTCAGCAGGTGAAGTAGATAATGCAGCAAATGAAATTAATTTATTATCCAAAACATTTAGCAATACTGACATATTAACTTTTGAAGCTGAATGGGTAGGTACACCGGGCATTAGTGACATTTGCACATTTACTGTAAATAATTTACAAGTAACTTTCGGAAATACTGGTAATAATTACGCTTTGATTACGATAGGTCAAAACCTTGTAATAAACGATACCATTCCACAAAACATACTACAAAAGGACTTCATTAGTAGCGTTATTAAATTATTCAACCTTTACATTTTTGAAGATAACACCAAAGAAAAGAATTTGCAAATAAAACCTTTTGTGGATTTTTATGCAGGTGCAACTGCTTTAGATTGGAGTAATAAAATAGATCGTTCGCAGCCATTGAGAATAAAACCAATGTCAGAATTAAACGCTAGATATTATGACTTTAAATTCAAAGATGATGGAGATTACTTTAACGATTTATACAAAAAAAGATATAATCAGACGTATGGATCTTATAAGTATGATAGTGGCTATGAGTTCAGTAAAGACAGTACCAACATTGAATTAATATTTTCAGGCACTCCATTAGTAAGTTATCCGGGTTTAGATAAAGTTGTAAGTACAATATTTAAAAGAAATGGGACTACTACAGGGCAAGGTGAAGAACAACAAGATAGCAATATCAGAATATTACAAGCTAAGTTAATTAGTGGTGTTGCAAGTTGGGATATTAAGAACGCAGCAGGAAGTAGCACTTTAGGAAGCTATACTAATTACCCTTATGCAGGTCACTTTGACGACCCTGATGCACCAACTAACGACATTCAATTTGGAGTGCCACAAGAGTTATTTTATGAGTTGATTAGTGGTGCTATCAACGTGAATCAATTCAATGTTTATTGGAGTAGTTATATGGCAGAAATAACCGATAAGGATAGTAAGCTATTGACTTGTAAAGTAAAGTTATCTAATAAAGATATTTTTAATATTGATTTTAGCAAATTGATTTGGATTGATGGCAGCTTGTTTAGGTTAAATAAAATTATAGACTTCAATGCAAGTAGTGAAGATACTTGCACAATCGAACTTTTAAAAGTAATTAATAAAATATACTAATGGCAGATATAGAAATAAAAGCAAGGATAAGTGCAGACACAAGCGAAGCAACGAAAGGAGTTGATAAGTTAAATAACTCGTTAAATAATTCAAAGCAAAATACAAAAGATAGTGCTGGGTTATTTGGAACATTAAAAGAAACTTTAGGCAAAGTTTCGCCAGCTGCTGATGGTGCTATTGGTGCATTTGATGGCATAGGTAAATCTATGTGGAAATTAGTGGCTAATCCAGTAGGGGCAATAATATTAGCTATAGTTGCAGCTTTAGCATTATTATATAAATCTTTTACTAACTCATTCGAGGGTGGGCAAAAGATGGAACAAATATTTGCAGGAATAAAAGCAGCAGGGCAGGCGTTAATTGATAACCTTGAAAAGATTGGCGGTGCTATTGTTAAGTTAATGCATTTTGATTTTAGTGGTGCAATCAATGATATCAAAGGAGTAGCAAAAGAGGCTGGTGCAGCTTATGAGGCAATGGCTAAACTTACAAAGGATGCACAGAAACTACATCAAGAACAACTTGCAAATGATTTAGACCAAGCAGAAAGAGCAAAGAAATTAGCAATACTAAGAGAACAGGCAACAGATGAAACTATACCTATTGCTAAAAGAAAAGCCGCTTTGCAAGATTTGAAAAAAGATGCAGAACAAAATAGTAAAGATGACATTGATTTAGCTAAAAGAACAACTGATAATAAAATTGCACAACTTACTTTACAA